TTATGAAACTCGTCAGTGTTTCGAAGTTGTTCAAAATCTGGATGAATTTTCAACAATTCAGCTTCAGCTTTTTGCCGAGCAGTTTGCTTTTCTTGTTCATCCAAAGCTTTGAAACGTTCTTCCAAATAAGATGATTGTTCCTTAGCTTTTTTCAATGCAATGGTTTCGACAATCTTTGCAACATCAGGGTAGGCTTGCACCCAAGCAGCAAGGTCTTCTTCGCTCTTTGGCATTTTAATTTGATGCTCAGTGCTTTGTTGTAGTTGACTTTTCAGTTCATCAATTTGCTTTTGAAAAGAGTTTTGCTGTTCTTGAGAATGACGACGCAAATCGCCATAACGTTTTTTAAAGCTTTTCTCTTCAGCATCTTCTGGTTCAGGTTCAGCAACGTTTCGAGATGGTTGTTGTTTAGTTTCATTTGATTGTTGTAGCAAGCCTTTTAACTCAGCCTCTTCTTTTTCAATTCGTTCAGCATTAGCATTACGCTTACCATACGAGGACATAACCTTCACTTGATCAATCACTGCTTCTGTCATAATTACCTTTTAAGTTGGGGCTAACTGTAGCCAGTAAAAACTGGGGAGATAGGTAGCCATTAATGGTGAGTTGTTATAAAACATCTTCCAGCCCACCACTGGTTTAGATATTGATATTATATGTTATTTAAATGCCACTACCAGTGCCACCAAAACCCATGCCGCCGCGAGCAGCAGCACCGGCAGCACTACCGCCACTATCGCCACCACTATCACCACCACGACCGCTATAACCAGAATCACGATCAGTAACCCCATCACGACTGCCAAGTGATATACTACCGCGAATACCACCGCCATGACCATCAGCATCGGCAGTAGCTACCCTGTCAGCCGCTTCGGCTGCGTCTCTAGCATCTTGTGCTCTATCAGCGGCTGCTTGTGCTTCAGCGGCTGCTTGTTGGTTAGCTGCTGATGTAGCTGCCCTGTCAGCCGCTTCGGCTGCGTCTCTAGCATCTTGTGCTCTATTAGCGGCTTCGGCTGCGTCTCTAGCATCTTGTGCGTCTTTAGCAAGTTGTGCTGCAGCGGCAGCTTGAGCCGTTGGGCCAAAATCACCATCATCACTCATGACACTAGCAAGTGCTTCGTTAGGAGAAATGTTTTTATCTACTGCCATTTGTAATGCTTTTGGAACAGCAAGGCGAGCGCCGGGGCCACTATCAGTAGTATACCCAAAACCATAAGGGCCAAAATTACTATTAGGGTCAGTGCTAAGATTGTTATATGCACGAGTAATTGCAGAACCAAAGATTCCCGCTATTCCAAACAAACCAGTTTTTGCGGCAGAATTTAAAGCATCACCAGCTCCTTCAGTAAAACTTGATAAGCGAGCATCACGATCTGCCTCGGACTCGTTGCTTAAAAAATCTCTTGTAGCCTCACTCAATCCCCGTTCACTTCCACCACCTCGCGGTTGATCTTGTGCAGAACCAGCAGCGGGTGCTGTAAGAACTGTGCTGTCTGTGGCAGGTGTTTCGGCTTTTGGTGTGTCGGCAGCACGAATGTAATAACCGGGTGGAATATTTAATTGTGGTTTTCCGTTAATGAAAGGAATAAAGATTCGCCCACCTTTACCATCTTCCATTGGAATCATTTCAAACCCTTTAATAGGGGCACGTTTGTAAACTTCTGCATTTACAGCAGGGTCGTACCCTTCAGGTACAATTCCACCGGGAGCATAACTTTTAACTACACCACCTTCTGCGTAACCTGCTTCACCATCATACTCTTGATCTGTTTGGTCAGCCGCCCCTGAAAAATCTTTGTCGTTGTATTCGTCAGAAGCCTCTTCTGATACTTGTTCAGAATTACCCATACGACCACCGTTTTCCATTTGCTTAAGATTGTCTTGAGCCTCTTTACGCATTTGTTCAAGCTTAGCTAAACCATAATAACGAGTAACATCAGCAGGAAAAATATATTCACCAACACTGAGTTTTGCGTCAATATCATCCCTAACTTCTTCTTTCAAAGAACCCGGAGGAACTTCATTGCCACTAATCTCGTCAACAGTGCCACCTTCTTGCATTACACCGCCATCGTCTAGCATTTTATTTTTGTACATTTATTTCATCCTTTAAATATTTAAGTTGTCGCAAAGCGGAAATGGCACCTTGTGCTTTATACAAATCAATAGGTTCTACTGACTGCTCAAGTTTTCTTTGTTGTTGAACAATGTAATACTCAAGCATCTGTTCAAAAGCACCCCATAACAAGGGTGTGTTAACAAGAGGCTTGAGCTTAGCTAAATATTGTTTATCGTTCATGCTATTGGGGCCGCAGCAGGGGGAGCAGCAGAGAAGCCTTCCATGCCCGGTTCAGGAGGAGCACCAACACCAATGTTGCCACCACCACCACCTGTTTGATCAGCAACGCTTGGAGGGCCTGCAACGCCCTGTTGAGCCTGACCCGGAGCAGGAGCACCACTAGCGCCTTCTGTAGGGGCTGCAGGGGCTTGTTGCTGCTGTAACAACGCAGCTTGCCTCATTGCCTCGTCCATGTTGTTTGTAACCTTGTCTGGGTCAAGTTCCATACTCTTTGCAATTTCACGGATAATGTAAGGGAACTTAGCAAACGGAGCAAGAGAAGGCTGGCTAGCAATCTGCAAAAACTGCATCAGCCGTTGACTACGAACTTCATTAGCCATCAAGCTTTCAGTGCCACGAGCATTAACTTCCAAGTCGCCTTTAATTTCTTTATCATAATCAAACTGCATATTGAAGTTGAAATAAGCTTTACCGATAGGGCCAAGCAAATAATCATCAATATTTTTAATAACAGTTTTAACACCACCAGACGCAGCGTTCATCAACATAGAAATACCAGAGGCTGTGCGACCAACACCAGACACTCCTGTTTGTCCGTGCGAGAATGACGGCAACCCTGTAGACTCGTCAGAGAGTTGACGGGCTTTATCAAACAGTTGCATGTTCTCTTGCGATACATTGGGAAACTTTGTACCAAACAAACTTTGTCCCGGAGCACCACCTTGACGACGAAACACTTTGCCCGGATGTACAGATAAGTCTTGTCCGGGAACTAGGTTGGTTTCATCAATCTCAAACACCAAGTTACCAGACAACACAGCATTGTCAACAGCCATACGCATGAAGCCGTTCATTAGCGTTTGTGTGTCGTCCATGTTTTCGCCAATACCAACACCAGCTAGCGAATAAGGATTTAGTTCATAAGGAACTGCGTAGTAAGGAATCTTTGAAGGCTTGAAAGGATTTAACACGAATCTTATTATCTTATTGTTGCAATACCAAATGTTTGCTTGCAACTCACCTTCACCTTCAAGGTCTGATGGAATGTTAATGTCATTCTCAATGAGCATATCAATATCAACTGTGCCCCAGTATTCAAGCACTTCGAATCGTTCAATGCCAAAGTTTGGAGAAAAGTCTTTTAGATCATCTTCCCAATATTTTTTTACATAGGATTCACCTTCTTCAATAACTTGATCAATTACATTGGCTCGAAAGAAAGGACGGCGTTTCAACGCTCGCATTTGAGAACGATTGAGTTTGTGTCGCTCAATTACATATTGACAGTCGTCAGTGTTGTTTGCGTCAGAATCCCAATAGAAGTTCCAAATAGAAACACTGGAAAGTTCTGGAACTGTCCTGATCAATGGGTTGTATTTCCCATCATCGTCCCAATTAGGATATTCTTTGTTTGTACCGAAAGGCCCTTTCATAACGCCTGTGCCAAACAACGCCATTTCAAAAGCAACAGATCGAAGATGTTTTGACGCATTGCTTTCCGAAAGCTGGTCATGAATTTTCTTTTCCATCTTTTTAGCAGCAACCATTGCAGGACTAAATGTTACAGATGTTGGCGTAACACCGGGGCCTTTTTTCAGATTGGGAATGTCTTTAAGATCGTCTCCCATTGACCCAAGCATTTCCTCAAGAGTATCTAAAGAGAAACCTGCAGTGATGCCAGCACTACCGTCTTTTCCATACGGAATATCCATCTTTTTCTTTTCGGTAGAAGGAGGTTCTTGTGGGTCAAAATGAACGCTTTCGACAACACCTTCAGGCAAAACAGATGGGTCAATGCTAATGGGAAACTTATCGTTAGACAACAACACGTCAATAATTTGACCAAACGCTGCAAGCGTTTTTGTCTTTGTAACTTTGATAAACACACGAGACTTTTCAGTTTCTGTAAACTGAACATCGGGGCCATACAAGCCACGATAGTTTCGATAGGCCCTTAGCCAACGAATTTCATCAGATCGACGACCTTCTTCAGCACGAGTGAAACGCTCTTTAATGAGTTGAATGATTGTGCCACCAGAAAAGTTTGTATCGTTTTCGTTCTTAATGTCTGCTAATGATAGAGACGTATCTGGTGTGTATAGAGTTTGTTTAGTTGCCATGTTTTCCTTAATAACCAAAATATTTATCTGCCATAGGCATTCCTGCTGCCTTGGATGTAGCGGGGTTATAATCCCAAATGCTGCTACGTGGTCTACTCATGATGCCATATCTTATAGCATCGTACAAATGATCTTCAGATTTAGTATCAATGTCTTCAGGATTCTTTTTATCCAACGGTATGATAGGAAGCTGAGCAATTATATTAACACAATTACTTGTTATAACCATTTTAGGCATATCTGTAAAGGGGTCAACCTGTAAACGTCTATGAAGTTGCTGTTTACCTGCGACACGACTACCAGCGCTACGATCAGCAGGACGCCAACGGCATCCTTCCAGTATCATTTGCTCAGCAATGGACGGGCCGCTGTCACCACGCTTAGCCCAACAGCTACTGTCTAGCACACCATATCGTATTGTTCCGTCATTTGCTTCAATTTGGTTAATCATCTTAGCCAAATCTACAGCAATCACTTTAGAAACGTACAATTCTCTGTAGATTATTAGTTGATCACTAGGAGACACAGCAAACCAAACGATTGCGCTGTAACTTCCGTAGCCATAATCACCCGATCTAAATCTAGTCCAGTTTTGTGGAATATCAAACGGGTCAATAACGTGTATTGCTCTATTGAATTCTGGAAAAGCGGCTCCCTCTGCAACATCCCAATTACCTTCTAACAATTGTTTACGCTGATGCTCTGGTAATGACAACAACATTGTCTCATAATCACCAGATTCTGCTAAATAAGGATTATCTATCAACATTGCAGGAATAAACCTGCGTTTAAACAACGGCTGACCCTCTTTGCTATGCCCTTTTGGGTATAACATAGTCTGCCCAGTTTCAATATCGGTGGCATTGAAAGCTTTTCCAGCAGGCGAAGGGTCAATAAACATCTTCTTCACCCAAGTATGACCCGGCCCGCCCGGATTTGTCGTTGCTCGCATGAAGATTGGTAAGTCTGACGCAGGAGTACGCAATCGAGAGCGCATATAATTCCATGCAAACGGAGTATGCCACTGTGTCAACTCGTCAAAACCAATCCAACTAAAGGCCAATCCTTGATAACGAAGCACATCTTCGTCTCTATCTAGGTATGACATCCACAATCTAGCCCCTGAAGGAGCTTGCCATTGCATCTTTCGCTCACTCCACTTAATGCCGGGGTAAATCTTTGGATACATCTCCTGAGATTTCCAGATAAGCTCTCGTAGTTCTTCCGTTGTATGTCGCAACAACAACCCAGAAAACTGTGGATGACCCATGTATCGCAACGGGTCTGCTAACATTGCATAACTTTTACCACCGCCTGCAGCACCACCGTACAAAACTTCACGTTGACCTGCAGCTAAGAAGTGTGACTGAGGGCCTGCATTAGGTTTGAATACTATGTTCTGTGTTTCTATTGGCGTTGTCGGTAAAACTGGCTCTAATGGCTTGATACTTGGGGCTGCTGAGGTAGGGGTCGTCTTCTTTGACCCCGATGCGTTTTTCGTACTCTTCGGCCTTCCTGAGCGCTTCTTCGTATCGCTTGGCAAGGTTGCGATAAGTTGTAGATTTTCTTTTACGGGACTGTTCATCTTTTATTCGTTTTAACAAACCTACGTGTGATATTGTTCTACCTGTTAAATTAGTCAACCATGCTGAAACATCTCTCGACGAATATTGCTTTAGATGCTTCTTAGCTTTTTCTAAAGCTTCAAGTTCAAGTGGTATTGGGTCAAGCCACCCTTCTTCAACACCCTCTTTATAACCAAACGGAACTGTCCTACCAATTTTTGGTATGCTGACATAAGTGGTTGTATCGATTGGTTGTGGAAGCACCCATGCCCCTAACGTCATTATTCTTCCTCGCGGTCTTTCGCAGGCAATATCATCACACCGTTGGGAGCCTCAACAACAACCTTCTCTGTTTTAACAAAACCAGCGCGGTCTAGAAAGTCTTTAGCAGCATTGATCTTCTCTTTAATGCCAAGCTGCGTAGGGTCGTCAATAGCTCCAACAACAGCATACGCAGCCTTTGGTGCGTTCATTGCAATGTAGAGTTGGGTGGCCTCAACAATTTCTTCTTTGAGATAGTTAGTTAGCTGACGAGTGCCGTAGCCTGTTGAAAATCCCGCAAGTTGTTTAGCAGCAGCAATGTTGCCGCCTGCTTCGTCAAACAATACTTCCAGAAATTTCTTATGTTGTTCTGATAATTCTTTAGCCATGTTGATTCCTTAGTTATGCTCGACTAGCTGGGTCAAAAAACTCTTCAACGGTGATGGTAACGTCCATAGTTGAACCAGCCTCTGATGTAATGGTTATGCTGTCACCAGCGTTCAACACCAAATACGATTGATCAAACCTTAAAAAGTTATAAGCTGAAATAGTATAGCCAGCAACAATTGAAAAGGTGTGACCGCTTTGGCTATCTGTCCAGTCAATAGTGACAGTCTTATTACCAGAGCCTTTGTTAGACACAAGCAGCAAAACCACCTGTGCTGTGAAGTTTGTTGGACATTGATATACAACGGTAGGAACAGCAGCAGGCAATGCAGTGCCTTTGCTACGTTCTCTTGGTGGGCCACTTGACATTGTTATTTCCTCATCTAAACTTAGCTGTCTTCTTAGCCACAGTTTTAGGTTGTTCTACAAACTGCTTACCCTCTGCTGTGCCCTTACGCTTAGCTTTGGTGGTGGCAGCATACTCAGAAGATGTTAAAGCTTTGATGGCCTTCTCAGGTAAGTAACGCTCTCCTGTTTCAGACGAGGGCTTACCCGACTTTGTTTTCCATTTCTGATCGCCCCAATCCTTCAAAGACTTCTGAGGAGCTTTCATTTCTTTTTCTTCTTAGGCGGTGTGTGCGTAAGCACTTTGCTGGTGGCTGTATGCTTAGCACCCGTCATCAAAACATTACCAGCTTTGTGTGTTTCACCAACATAAACTTTACCATCTGGTAAATAATGGGTTTGATTCTTACTCATGATTTATAACCTCCACCTTTTTCTTTATATTGCTTTGCTAATAGCTGAGCTTTTCTAGCCGACCATTCACCAGCATTACCACCACTACTACCAGCTTTAATCTTTTCAAACAACGCCTTACGCATTGTCGGCTTGGTATAGTTGTTTGCTTCATTAACTTTAGACTTAGCCATAACAATCACCACTTAGTTTTATTGGCCCAATACGCAGCGCTAAGCTTGCCCTTCTCAATGTTGGCAGCATGCCTAGCCTTAAACGCTTCGTTACGCTTACTGCCATCAGGACTGCCTTTAGCACCCTGTTGACCAAAACGAATAAGCTTCACCACATCACCATCTTTAGCCAACACAACATGGCTTTTAGTGGGATGTGATGGAGTTGCTTTAGGCTTGTTGTAGCCAGAGAACTCTTCGGTTCCTCGTTTAATTGGCACGTTACTTACCTTTTTGTGCAGGGGCAACAGAAGCTCCGCAATTAGCCATGCCGCCTTTGTTCATCTTTGTTGGCTTCTTAGCCATGCCAACAGCAATGACAACAGCAGGGCTTTTAGACATACTCTTCATAGGAGACTTAGGAGCCTTGGCAACTACAGCACCACCCTTAGCCATTGCAGGAACAGCAGAAGCCGATGC